TGAACAAAATCACAATACTTATTTTGTTCGCCCCTTGTTTTCATTTAATGCTCATGCATATGCTTTAAGTAAAAAAGGAGTTGAAATAATTATAAGTAAACATTTAGAAGAAAATTTAATTCCAACAGATGAATTTTTACCTACACTGTATGATACCCATTTCATATCAGATATAAATGAAATAGTAAATAAAAACGACAAACGCAAATTAAACGCTTTTGCTACTAATATAGAATATATAGTCCAAGAAAATAATAAGTCACAAACAGAAAATATACACTTAACACCTATAGTAGAACCTTTTAAAATACAAATTATGGATAAAGAATATACTCCATTACATCCAGAATTATATCAATACTGGAACGATACAGCAGCCTGGCATAGAAAATTTTTAGTACCCGGCTTAATTAAAAAAGAATGGGATTTGTTTGTTGATGAAGAATTTGACGGTACTTTTGCTTATCCTTTCTTTACAAAAGAATTTTGTAAAATGATAATTGAAGAAGCAGAACATGCTAAAGTATGGACTTTTGCTCGTCATGAATTTTATCCAACAACTGATTTCGTATTAACTGAAATAGGATTTGATAAAATTTATTATGATTTGCTTTGGGAATATGTTATGCCTATGGCGATGCATAAATTTGGATTAGAAGGTAAAGGATGGGATCAATTACAAGCTGAAAACTTTTTAGCACGTTACACCCCAGATACTCAAGGACATTTAAGTTTACATCATGACAACTCACATATTACTGCATTAGTAAACTTATCTGAAAAAGATATTGATTATACAGGTGGTGGTACGTGGTTTTGGCGTCAAAAATATTTATCAAGACCCCCACAAGGTTATATAAGTGTTCACCCTGGAAATATTACACATAAACATGGCGCTCGCCCTGTTTTAAGTGGTAAACGATATATCATTGTTTCATTCATGAAAAATAAAGAATTTTAATTATGGGAATTTTACAAGAAAAACCAACACAAGTTAGTGAAGAAGAATTAAAAGAACTTAACGAACTTAAAACGAAAAAATCGGAATTTTTAGCGTATTTAGCTGATATTCATTATCGAAAAATGCAAGTAGATGATGAATTAGAATTTGTTAAATATCAATTTAAACAAGTACAGCAAGATGAAAGTGAATTAACGTCCCGTTTAATAGAAAAATATGGCGATAGCCAAATAGATTTGAAAACAGGTACAATAGAACCAGTAAAAGATTAGTTTTGAATGTTTTTCGTATATTTATTAGTAGATAAATTCTATTAAAACATGGCTGAAACTTTATTATCACCTGGTGTATTAACTCGTGAAAATGACCAATCACAAGTTACTCAAGGTCCCGTTACTGTTGGTGCTGCAATCGTTGGTCCTACAGTTAAAGGTCCAGTAGAAGTTCCTACATTAGTAACTTCATATTCTGACTTTACAAACAAATTTGGAGCTACTTTCGTTAGTGGTGGTATTACTCTAGAGTATTTAACTTCGATCTCTGCGTTTAACTACTTCCAACAAGGTGGTGAAACATTGTTAGTAACAAGAGCAGTATCTGGTTCTACTAGTAACTATACTTCTGCAACTTCATCAAAAGTTACCGATATTGCTGGTAACGCTAATGGTTCATTTATTCTTGAAACACTTTCTAAAGGTGTTATCATGAATAGTAGTGGATCTCAATTAGCTGGTGGTGCTTTAATTAGCGGCTCAGCAGATAATATTCGTTGGGAAGTAACAAACGTTAATACATCTTCAGGTCAATTCAACTTAGTAATTCGTCAAGGTAACGATACAACAAATCAAAAATTAGTTGTAGAAACATGGTTAAACCTTTCACTTGATCCAAATTCACCAAACTATATTGCTGCGGTAATTGGTGATCAAACAACTAACTATAACTCATCTTTGGGTTATTTACAAACTAGTGGTTCTTATGTTAACAGAAGCCGTTACGTAAGAGTTAAATCAGTTCCTTCTCCAACTCCTAACTACCTTAATAATGCAGGTGGTGTAGCTACTTTTGGTGATGGTACTAGCTACTCAGGTTCATTACCTATAGTAAGTTCAGGCTCATTCGGTTCAGCTAATGGTCCGTTATTTGGTACTCAAACATCATTGTGCTCAATGTATGATCAAATAAGTACTACAAATATTCAAGGATTAGTAAATAATGACTATACAAACTCAATTGCTATTTTATCTAACCCAGATGAATTTGATTATGAATTTATTTCAGTTCCTGGTTTAACAACTCAAAATTCAGTAGTTGACGCATTAATTGCTGTTTGTCAAAATAGAGGTGATTGTATGGCAATTGTTGATTTAGCAAATTATGGTTCAACAATCGCTTCAGTATCAGGTGAAGCAAATACACTTGATTCATCTTATGCAGCTGCTTATTGGCCTTGGGTTCAAGTATCAGCTCCTGGTACTGGTAAATTAGTTTGGGTTCCAGCTTCAACTATAATGCCTGGTGTTTATGCTTACAACGATAGAATTGCTGCTGAATGGTTTGCACCTGCTGGTTTCACAAGAGGTGGATTAAGTGGTGTAATTCAAGCTGAAAGAAAATTATCACCATCAGATCGTGATAACTTATATATCAATAAAGTAAACCCAATTGCAACTTTCCCTGGTCAAGGTATTGTAGCATTCGGTCAGAAAACATTACAAACAAAAGCTTCAGCTTTAGACAGAGTAAACGTTCGTCGTTTGTTAATTGCTCTTAAGCGTTACATTGGTCAAGTTGCTGATAATTTAGTATTCGAACAAAATACAGCAGTAACAAGAAATAAATTCTTAAACCAAACTAACCCTTATCTTGAATCAGTTCAACAAAGACAAGGTTTATATTCTTACAAAGTAGTAATGGATGAATCAAATAATACAGCTGAAACAATTGATAGAAACCAATTGTATGGTGCGATTTATATCCAACCAACAAAAACAGCCGAATTTATTATCCTAGATTTCAACATTACGCCTACTGGTGCTTCATTCGCGTAATAAAAAAACTTAAAAATTTAATATTTATATTAAACACAACATACAATGGCAGTATTAGATCCTAATGAAATAATGTTCACGGCGTTTGAGCCAAAAGTTCAGAACCGTTTCATTTTATATGTAGATGGCATTCCCGCTTATTTAATTAAAAAAGCTTCTGCTCCTGGATTTGAAGCTGGTGAAATCATATTAGATCATATCAACGTTTACCGTAAAGTAAAAGGTAAAGTTAGATGGAATGATATGACATTAGCCCTTTACGATCCCGTAACTCCTTCTGGAGCTCAAGCAATAATGGAATGGGCACGTTTAGCTCACGAATCAGTAACAGGTAGAGATGGTTATTCTGACTTCTATAAGAAGGATTTAACCTTAGACATCTTAGGTCCTGTTGGTGATGTAGTAAGTGAGTGGATTATCAAAGGTGCTTACGTTAAAACAGCTACATTTGGTGATTATGATTGGACAGCTGATGCAGCTATCGAATTATCAGTTACCATTGCTATGGATTACTGTATATTGAACTTCTAATACACTCATTGATAATAGAAAGGCGCTAAAGAAATTTAGCGCTTTTTTTATCAGTTTTATAGAGGATATATATTTATATCAAATAACGTTATAATCATATGGAACAAAATTATGTTACAAATGTTGTACCTCAAACTGAGGAACAACCAAAATTCAAATTCCCAACCGAAGTAGTTGAATTACCTTCTAAAGGTTTATTGTACCCAAAGGAAAATCCTTTATCAAGTGGTAAAATCGAAATGAAGTATATGACTGCTAAAGAAGAGGATATTTTAACTAACCAGAATTATATTAAACAAGGAAACGTAATTGATAAGTTACTTCAATCGTTAATTGTATCAAAAATTAATTATGGTGATTTAATAACCGGAGATAAAAATGCAATATTAATTGCTGCTCGTATTTTAGGTTATGGTAAAGAATATGACTTCATGCATCAGTTTGCTGGCATGAATGATGAAGTTAAAGTAAGTATTGATTTATCTGCTTTAGAATCAAAACCACTTAGAGAAGATTTAATTACTCCTGGTGTTAATAACTTTGAATTTACTTTACCTAACACAGGTACTCACATTACATTTAGAGCTTTAACTCACACCGATGAAAACAATATCGATAGAGAAGTGGCTGGTCTTAAAAAGATTAATCCACAAGCAACAGCAGAAGTATCCACTCGTTATAAACATACTATTACAAGTGTTAATGGTGATAGTGATAAAAAAACTATCCGTGAGTTTGTTGACAATTATTTCTTAGCTAAAGATGTTAGAGCATTTAGAAAATATTACAATGAAGTAGTTCCAGATATTGATTTGAAAACTACTATTGAATATGAAGGATATGCTGAAGAGGGAGTGGAGGTACCTATAGGTGTTAACTTTTTTTGGCCTGACGCCGGAGTATAGATTACATCTTTTCCGTACACTTCATGAAATAGTGTTCCATGGAAACGGCGGTTATGATTTTATGACCGTGTATAATTTTCCAATATGGTTGAGAAAATTCGTATACAAATCCATGGAAGAACATTATGACAAAGTAAATAAATCCAAAGACAATGATTTAACAAATCAATCACCAAACAAAAAATCTGCAGTAGAAGTAGCAAGACCTGGTATTTCTCCACGCACTGTTTATTCAACTAAAGCGCCCAAAAAATAGGGCGCTTTAATATTTATACGTATATGGCAGCACCTAATCAACCAAATCAACCAAATAACCCATCAGGAAAACCGCTTACTCAGGCGGAAGCAAGACTATATGAACAAGTTAAAAATAGTCTTAGGGATATTAACGTTGCTACAGAACAAGGAAGGTCAAAATTTAGAGAATTAGTTGGTGCTACAGATGAATGGAGAAAATCTCTTAATGATATTGCTGAGGATTTAGAAAATTTAGATGACAATTTTACCCTAATAAATAAAAATATTAGGGAAATTGGAGCTAATATTGGTAAGGAATTAACTAAAGAATTAGAAAACGCAGGTGATGAAGCTGATATAATCAGAAGAAGAATAGGTGATGTAAAAAAATTAGTTAATGAAGCAGGTAATGCTACTAGAAAAGCAGCTGATTTAACTCAAGACTTTGCTGATGGAACTGCTCGTACAAGCGATATTGGAAAACAAATCGCTAAAAATAACAAAACAATTACTCAACTTCTTCATGAAGCCAATGATGCTAGAGAACGCGGTAATGAATCTTTAGCTATTCAGTTACAAAACTTAATTGCTGAAGAAGAAGTTTCTCAACGTACATTAGAAACTCTTAAAGGTCAATCTGAGCAAATAGATAAAGCAGCTGGATTAACAGGAAAATTTCTTGATGGATTTAAGAAAATTCCTTTAATTGGTGAAGTAATAGGAGAAGAATTATCTGACATTAATAAAGAATTAAGAGAAGAAGGAGCATTAGCTTTAAAAAACGGTACTAAGTTTAATATGATGGGAGCCGCTGCTGGTAAAGTAGGAGGTCTTCTTAAAGAAAAACTTAAAGATCCTTTAGTTTTAATGGGATTTGCTGTTGCTGGTTTAGTTAAAACTTTTACTTTCCTTAAAGACATAGCCTTTGGATTTAGTAAAAATATAGCTGAAACAGGACGTAACATGGGATTAACCCGTGATAGTGCTAAGGGTATGGTTGAATACACTCAATATGTTTCAGATCATGCCCATGATATGGGGGTTAATTTAAAAACAGCTGGAGAAGCTATGGGTGAACTAAATGATGCATTTGGTACATCTATTGCTATGTCAGCTGAATTAGTTGAAGGACAAGTTGAATTAAAAGAAAAAATGGGATTATCAGCTGAAGAAGCTGCTAATATTTCTAAATTTTCAGTATTAACTGGTAAATCTCAAGACGATATTGTTTTTGGTATAACCAAACAAAATAAAGGTATATTAAATAATAAAAAAGTATTACAAGAAGTAGCTAAAACGGAGGGTCAATTAGCTGCTTTTTACAAAAATGATCCTATCCTAATTGGTAAAGCGGTTGTTCAAGCACAGAAATTAGGTATGAGCTTACAACAAACCAAACAAATAAGTGATGGTTTACTTGATATTGAATCATCATTAGCTAATGAATTTGAAGCTGAAGTATTATTAGGAAAAGATATAAATTTAAATCAAGCACGTCAATTAGCATTGATGGGTGACACTGCAGGTGCTGCTCAAGCAATGCTTGATAATATTGGTGGTATAAATGAATTTCAAAATTTAAACCGCATACAACAAGATGCTTTAGCTAAATCTATGAACATGTCTTCAGATGAATTAGCTAAAACATTAACTCAACAAGCTCAATTAGGAAAATTGGGTGAAGCTCAAAGAGCAAGAGTTAAAGAATTAAGAGCTGCAGGCAAAGATGAATTAGCTGATAAAATTGAAGCTGCTGCTGGTGATGAAAAAGCCGTTAGAATGGCTGAAATGCAAGTTGATGCTCAGGAAAAAATAGCCCAAGCCGGAGAAAAATTTAGAGAAGCAATCGCTCGATTAGTACAAGGTCCTTTAGGTACTATGATAGATGGTTTTGCTACCGTAGTTGGTAGTTTAGCAACTGGAGTGGGATATATTTCTAAGTTTATGAGCTTTTTAGGTGATATTCCTGTATTAGGAACTGCTCTTAAAGGTTTAGGTACTGTAGCTGCTGTAATTTTAGGATTTAAAGGAATAGCAGGATTATTTAAATATATAATGAAAGGTACTGCTATAAATCCAATGGTAGTTACTTTAAGCCCTGCTGATAAAATGGCTTTAAGTGGTGGTGGTGGAGGTGGTGGTAGTGATCTTGCAGACTTAGCCGGTGGTGGAGGTGGAAAGCCAGGTTCTAAATTTGCTAAAGGAAGAAAATTTGCTAAAATGGGCAAATTTGGAAGAGTTTTAGCTGGTGGATCAAAACTTCTTGGAAAAGCAGGAAGTATGTTAGGTTTAACCAGTATGATGGGTGGTATGGGTGGAGGTAGTGCTCCTACAGGGGGTGGTGCTCCTACAGTAAGTGGGGGTGATTTAGGAAAAGTTACAGCACCATCAGCATCTGCCGTTGAAGGATCAACTGCAAAAACTGCTGCTAAAGGTGGTAAAGGATTTTTTGGTAGAATGTTTGGTAAAATTAAAGATATAGGAGGAGCATTACTTAATCCTGCAAAAACAGTTGGTGGTTGGTTAAAAGGTAATATGGGTGGTTTCCTTAAAAAACTAGTTAAATTCCCTATTGTCAGCTCATTAATTGAAGGTATATTTGCTTATGGTGATATTAAAGAAATGATTGCTTCAGGAAAAAAAGGACCTGAATTAAATCAAATGGTTGGTAAAAGGACAATGCAAGCTCTTGGGGGTATTTTAGGTAGTATAGGTGGTGCTGCTCTAGGTTCATTAATTCCTATCCCAGGTGTAGGTACTTTCTTAGGTGGATTAGCTGGTGATTTTGTAGGTAGATGGCTTGGTGGTGTAATTGCTGATGCTGTAGGTGCAGAAACCATAGGAGGTGCAGTAGTAGGAATGATGGGTGATGATGGTAAAGTAAAAGCAATGGCCGAAGGTGGTATTGTTACTGGTCCAACCCGAGCATTAGTAGGTGAAGCAGGTACTGAAGCTGTTATTCCTCTTAAAGAATTCTATGCAAAAATTGACGAATTAATTTCAGCTGTTAAACAGGGTGGTAATATATATTTAGATGGTGCTGTAGTTTCAACTAAATTACAAACACCAATGGCAATTGCTACTCGAAGAACAGGATAATAAAATATTTATATAAAACAACAAAACTATGCCTATCATTGAACAAGTAAAAACATCGACTTTAAGTTTAGGTGGTGTTAACCCTCCAACTGCTGAACAAGCAACTCCTCAGTCAACTCTTCAAACTGACAAAGGTTTAAAATTATCAGCCTTGGATTTAGATGGTAAATCTCCAGAGAAATACTTAGACAAAAAGCCTCAATAATTTAGAGGGAATGCCATTAATAGACTTACTGACTGACTTAAAAACGCTTAAATTCGGCAAGGATCGCCCTGGTGGGGGTGATAGTGGCCTTCCCTACATTAAAACTCCATTACCTGAAAACGCTACTTCAATTGAAAAAGCAGCTATAGACGCAGGTAAATTTAGTATTGATTTTCCTATTAGAGGAGGAGCTTTAGCTGCTGTAGATAGTATTACTGACACTCTCAGAATTGGGAAGTTTTACGTTGATCCTCAACGTGGACCTTTTTTTATAACTAAACAAGTTGGCTTACAAGCATCTAATCCAAGAACTGAAACAGGTCAAGGATTAGGCCCTTTAAGGAATACTCAATTATATAATCTCGGTTTAAATACATTAGCGCAAGTAGGTACTGTTGCTATTGGAAATCATTTTGATAGACCTGGTATTAAACCAGTAATGGGACCAGAAGAAAAATATGCTTATGTTGTAGGTATCCAAAATATCCAAAATGAATCCAAAACAAATAGATTATTAACTTTATATAATCTTAAAGTATCTCGTACCCCAATAAAACCAGAACCTGAATTTGCTAAAAGTTTAGGTATTGATGTAGAACAACCTCTTAATTTATTTAATTACCCAGCAGGTCCTGGTTCATTATATGGTTTAGGAACTACAGTTATACGTCGCTATGATTTTACTACTCCACCATTACAATACCTTGAGTTATTTAAATCAAATTCACGAAAGAAAACACAATTATCTAATTTAAATTTAGATTATAGAAATTTCATTTCAGCTTCTGCTAAGTATTATAATGAATTAAGATTAACAAACCCACAAGCAAGTATTAGTGGTTCGTTAACTATATCTCAACAAACAACAGGTAGTATTATTCGCAATAATTTTACTACTACACCATACCCAACTAATTTTTCCGCTTCATTTCCTAATGGCTCAGCAGGTAGAATAATTGAACCTACTAATTATTTAAATTACTTAGGAGCTAGTGAGGCATATATTAAAAAAGTTAATCCTAATGTTATAACTGAGCAAAAACTAGGAATAAATGCTAATGGACAATCAGTTACATTAGGTCAACAAGCTACAGGAAGTATAACATTTAATAATTTTACTACCACTCCTTACCCTACTAACTTTAATGATTTTGACAGACCAGTAGTTTCTCAATCAATAACACCAACTAATATTAATCCAAGAGGATTTAATCTTACTAGTGACAGTACTGATATTTTAGAAACAGTAATTGAAAAATCTAATCTTTTAGAGACAAATGATCAAAATCTTTTACAGAATGCTAATGATCCTAGTTTTTCAAGTCCTTTTGGATATACTTTGACTTATAAATTAATAAGAGATAGAGCAGATGAAAGTAGAAAAAATAAACAAAGTAGTGCAGTTCAGGATTTTAGAAAAACAGCTATTGATAATAATATAGGAAAAACATCTTTATATGCTTATGATTATAATAGTTCTACTGTTAACATTGAGCAAAGAGTAGGTATAGGTAATCCTGGTAGACGTTCTTTTAATAGAACAAGTATAGGAAATACAGATCCTCTTACACAAGATAAGATTAACATGTCTCCTATAGTATCAAATACTACAGCTCCTGACTTTGGTTCTAACAGAGATTTAATTAAATTCTGTTTTGAAGGAGCAAGTAATAATACTGCTGGTAAGTCAACAAAAATATTTTTTAGAGCGTTTCTAGATAGTTTTAGTGACGCTCATAATGCTAACTGGCAAGGATTTCAATACACTGGCAGAGGTGATACTTTTTATACTTATCAAGGATTTACTCGTCAAGTAAGTTTAGGATTTAAAGTGGCAGCTCAAACAGCCCCAGAAATGAAATTTATTTGGGGTAAAGTAAATTATTTAGCTTCATTATGTTATCCTGATTATAATACTGCAGGCTTAATGAGAGGTAATATTACAATATTGACTGTAGGTGACTAT